GACCTGAAATCATACATGGTATAAATCTAAAAGGTGAATCACTTGCGTTAGTGTAAGTTCCTACATCTTGAATTCTTTTTACATAATAAACATTTAAAAAATTTGATGCAGCCGTTGAATTAGGTAAAGGATAAATTGTAATTGTAACTTTATCAATAAATCTTTGTACCCAAAATTGTGAAGGAGTTCCATTAGATGCTTTGTTAGCCGTTGCAGAATAAGCATCTCTTGCAACTTTAGTTAAACCTGTGTCTGATTGATTTGTTGTATTGTAATTTTGTCTATACGTAACATTTAAAATATCTGAAATACCATACACGTTTGCTGTTGGTACAGTTGTAGCTTGTGGTGGTTCTCCACCTCCAGGAACATCTGTTGCGTTTCTGTAAAAAGTATAAACTCCAGATCCTTCAGCTGTAGCATCAATATTAGTTGTTGAACCTGCTACTAAATTAATGTTTGTGTTTCCTACTTCCCAAAAATGTATTCCTCTATTACCCCATTCTTGAAAAAGAATGTTTAAAGATCTTCTGGCAGTTTTTAATTGATGACCAGCTGTGCCTTGTAAACCAAGACGTTCGTACGCATCTTGAATAATTTCAT